TAGAACTGAAGAACACGCGTTTAGAGACGAAACTAAAAATAGTATATTTAATCTAGTAAAGCTATATGAGCAAATAGATTATAATGAAGAAATTAACACTGGTGTATCAACTGGTAGCTTTCAATGGGTTAATGGTATAAAAGATACAAATGTTATATTTTATCCAGACCCACAAGGTAGATTTAAAATATCATGGATACCACCAACCCGTTTACAAAATAGAGTTGTAGAAAAAAATGGTATTAAGTATCCTGGTAACGAGCATATGGGTGCTTTTGGCTGTGATAGTTATGATATATCAGGTACTGTTGACGGTAAAGGTTCAAAAGGTGCTTTGCATGGTTTAACAAAGTTTAGCATGGAAGACGCGCCACCTAGTCAGTTCTTTTTAGAATATGTAGCTAGACCACAAACAGCTGAAATGTTCTTTGAAGATGTTTTAATGGCGTTGGTATTTTATGGTATGCCAATATTAGCAGAAAACAATAAACCTCGCTTGTTATATCATTTAAGAAGACGTGGTTATAGAGGTTACTCAATGAACAGACCTGATAAAGCGTGGAATAAATTATCTGTTACAGAAAAAGAAATAGGTGGTATACCAAACACGAGTGAAGATATTAAACAAGCACATGCTGCAGCTATTGAAATGTATATACAGGAGCATGTTGGTTTAAAGGCTGACGAGACATATGGAAATATGTATTTTAATAGAACATTAAACGACTGGTCTAGATTTGATATAAATAAAAGAACAAAGTTTGATGCTACTATTAGTAGTGGTTTAGCAATAATGGCGTGTAATAGACATCTATACACACCTAATGTTAAAGTAGAAAAACAAAAATTAAATTTAAGTTTTGCAAGATATGCAAACGATGGAACAAGATCGCAAATAATAGGATAATATGGCAAAAACAACACAAGGTTATTTTCCTAGTCAAGTAGTAAGTGATGCTGAAAAAGCTAGCTACGAGTATGGTTTAAAAGTAGCTAAAGCAATAGAAAATGAATGGTTAGGTAACAATGGTGCTAACCTAAATAGATTACAAACTACAAGACAAGAATTTCATAAATTAAAACTATACGCAAGAGGTGAACAATCTGTTCAAAAATATAAAGATGAATTATCTATTAATGGTGATTTATCATATCTTAATTTAGACTGGAAACCAGTCCCAATAATCCCTAAATTTGTAGACATAGTAGTAAATGGTATTGCTGAAAGAACATATGACATAAAAGCATATTCTCAAGATCCATATGGAGTTGCTAAGAGAACAGAATACATGGAGTCTATATTAAGAGATATGGAGACTCAAGATTTAAATAATTTTGCTAATCAAGCTTTTGGAATTAATATTTATGAAAACGATCCAAACACATTGCCTGAAACACAAGAAGAATTAACTCTTCATATGCAATTAAACTACAAACAAAATATTGAACTAGCAGAAGAACAAGCAATAAGTGTTTTATTAGAAGGTAATAACTTTGAAAATATAAAGAAAAGAGTTTATTATGATTTAACTGTATTAGGTATTGGAGCTATAAAAAATACTTTTACTACTTCAGAAGGTGTAAAAGTAGATTACGTTGACCCAGCTAACATGGTATGGTCTTACACGGAAAATCCATATTTTGATGACGTATACTACGTTGGAGAAGTTAAAGACATACCAGTTAATGAGCTTAAAAAACAATTTCCTGACTTAACAAATGAGGACTTACTTAAAGCTGTTGAACAGGGTCCGCATAGAGGTGTTATTGGTAATAGAAATATTGAGTCATATAATGATGTAGATAGAAACATTGTTCAGGTTTTATATTTTAATTATAAAACATATGCTAATGATGTATATAAAGAAAAACAACTAGCAAGTGGGGCAGATAAAATAATATCAAAAGATGATTCGTTTGACCCACCTCAAAGTGACGAAAGATTTAAAAAACTTTCTAAGTCTATAGAAGTTTTATACGAAGGCGCTTTAGTGCTAGGTACAAAGAAATTATTAAAATGGGGTTTAGCTAAAAACATGATGAGGCCTAAGAGTGATTACACTAAGGTTAAAATGAACTATAGCATTGTTGCTCCAAGAATGTATAAAGGTAAAATTGAATCATTAGTAGGTAGAATAACTGGTTTTGCCGACATGATACAGCTAACGCATTTAAAAATACAACAAGTCATGTCACGTATGGTGCCTGATGGTGTTTACTTAGACGCTGATGGTTTAGCTGAAGTAGATTTAGGTAACGGCACAAACTATAACCCGCAAGAAGCACTAAACATGTTCTTCCAAACTGGTAGTGTTATTGGCAGATCATTCACACAAGAGGGTGACATGAACCCTGGTAAAGTTCCTATACAAGAAATTACAAGTGGATCAGGTGGTAATAAATTAGGTGCATTAATAAACACATACAATTACTACTTACAAATGATAAGAGATGTAACTGGGTTAAACGAAGCTAGAGATGGTAGCACGCCAGATAAAAACGCTCTTGTAGGAGTCCAGAAACTAGCCGCTGCTAACTCGAATACTGCAACTAGGCATATCTTGCAAAGTGGATTATTTTTGGCCGCAGAGACTGCAGAATGTCTATCTCTAAGAATATCAGATATACTAGAATACTCTCCAACTAAAGAAGCGTTTATACAGGCTATTGGAGCACATAATGTTGGCACTTTAGAAGAGATGAAAAACTTACACTTATATGACTTTGGTATATTCTTACAGTTAGCACCAGATGAAGAAGAAAAACAGGTGTTAGAAAACAATATACAAATAGCATTATCTAAAAATAGTATTGAATTAGAAGATGCTATAGATGTAAGGGAAATAAAAAATGTAAGACTAGCTAATCAGTTGTTAAAAATAAGGAGACAAAAGAAACAGCAAAGAGATCAAGCTATAGCACAACAAAATATTCAAGCACAAGCGCAAGCTAACGCTCAGTCACAACAAGTTGCAGCGCAAGTAGAACTCCAAAAACAACAAGCGTTAACACAGAGTAAAGCGCAGCTTGAGCAAGTTGAGGCACAGTTAAGTTTGCAAAAGCTACAAGCTGAAGCGCAGCTGAAAAAAGATTTAATGAATCATGAGTTCCAATTAAATATGCAATTAAAGCAAATGGAAGTTGAGGCATTAAAAAATAAAGAGTCTTTCAAGGAAGATCGTAAAGATGAAAGAACTAGAATACAAGCGTCACAACAATCTGAGTTAATATCTCAAAGAAAAGAGAGCTCAGGGCCTAAAAAATTTGAATCTTCAGGTAATGATATACTAGGAGATGGTATGAATTTAGGCATGTTTGGACCTAGATAATTTGTTTAATTTTATAATATTATATTATGGCTAAAAAAAAGAAGACCGAAAAGGTTGTTGATGCGCCTATGGGCGATGAAATAAAAATTAAAGAACAACCAAAAGGCATGAAAAAACTTGGAGATCAAAGTGATACCATAAAGGTTAACCTAACCCAAGAAGAACCTGTGGAAGAAACACAGGTTGAAGAGCAACCAAAAAAAGAAGCTGTAGAAGAAAAGAAAGAAGAAGTTGTTGAAGAAGTAAAAGAAAAAACTACAGAGGTTGAAACTAAAGAAGAAGAAACTGAACAACCAGTTCTAGAGGAAATAGTTGAAGAAACTAAAGAAGAGGAAACTACAACAGAAGAAAAAACTGTAGAAGATGTAAAAGAAGAAGTTGTAGAAGCGGTTGAAGAAGCAAAACAAACTGGTAAACCATTGCCAGAAAACATTCAAAAAGTTGTAGATTTTATGAATGAAACTGGTGGTGATCTTGAGGATTATGTAAAGTTAAATCAAGATTATAGTAAATACGATGATATGACAATGCTTCGTGAATACTATAGGCAGACTAAACCTCATTTAAATACTGATGAAGTAAACTTTCTAATAGAAGATGGTTTTACTTTTGATGAAGAGGTTGATGATCCAAGAGATATAAAACGAAAGAAATTGGCTTTTAAAGAGCAAGTTGCGTCCGCAAGAAGCCATATGGATAAATTAAAATCCACATATTATGAGGAAATCAAAAGTGGTGTTAAGTTAACGCCTGAGCAACAAAATGCTGTTGATTTTTTCAATAGATACAATAAAGAGACTAAAGAGTCACAAAAAATAGCAGAAGAGCAAAAATCTGTATTTATAAATAAAACTAATCAATTATTCAATAACGACTTTAAGGGTTTTGAGTATAAGGTTGGTGATAAAAGATATAGATTTAATGTTAATGATGTAAATACTGTTAAAAATACACAAAGCGATATTAACAACTTTGTATCAAAGTTTTTAGATAAAAACAATACAATGAGTGACGCTAATGGGTATCATAAATCTTTATTTACAGCAATGAACGCTGATGCTATTGCTAATCACTTTTATCAACAAGGTAAAGCTGATGCTGTTAAGGAAACTATGGCGAAAGCTAAAAATGTTGATATGTCGCCAAGAGAAACAGGTACTGTTGAAGCTAGTGGCGTGAAATATAAAGTGCTTGGTAATGATTCAAACTCTTTTAAATTTAAACTTAAACAATAACAATTAAAATTTAAAAATTATGGCAGGTAAAACTCCGGTAGGAGGAAGTAACATTAATGTTCCCAATCCTCTACCAAGCAAACAAACTGCGTCAAACAACTATTTAGATTTTGCAACTGGTTGGGCGCAGCAATATCTTCCTGAATTATATGAGCAGGAAGTAGAAAGATATGGTAACAGAATGTTATCAGGATTCTTAGCACAAGTAGGTGCTGAAGAAGCAATGGCTTCAGATAGAGTAAGATGGTCTGAGCAAGGTAGATTACATATTTCTAAACCAGCTGTGGCTGGAGCAGCTGGTCACGCGGCGGCAAATAAAGTTAGATTTTCTACTGTAGCTGACGGTGAGTTATTTAGAAAAAACGACACTGTGCTTTTATACGCTTTAAGCGGTACAGGAGCTGGTGAATCAATCAAAGGTATCGTTACTATAGAAGTTGACGGTAGTAAAGATGTGGTTATCGTTCCTTATACTCAAGCTACACTTGGAACAGCTACTTTTGGAGATGATACTGTATATCAAGTTATGGTATATGGTTCTGAATTTAAGAAAGGTGATTCTTTAACAAGAAACGCTTTAACACCAGGTTTTAACTCATACGAAAACAAGCCAATTATCATCAGAGATAGATTCATTGTTAATGGATCTGACGCTGCTCAAATTGGTTGGGTTGAAGTATCGGGTGAGTCTGGACAATCAGGATATCTATGGTACTTAAAAGCTGAAGGTGACACTAGATCAAGATTCAATGATTACTTAGAAATGAGTATGATTGAAGCTGAGAGAGCAACTGGAACACAGTTAGATACTTTCTTAGGAACTGGTGGAGCTAATGAAGCAGAAGCTGGAACTGAAGGTTTATTTGCAGCTGTTGAAGGCAGAGGACACGTTTTAACTGACGGATTCACTGGAACTTATGCTGATGACTTAGAAACTTTTGATAACATCTTAATCAAATTTGACGGGCAAGGTGCTATTGAAGAAAACATGTTATATTTAGATAGACACACTACTCTAAAAATTGATGACATGCTAGGAAACCTTAATTCAGGTGTAGCGGGTAACGCTGGAGTAGCAGGAAGTGCGTCATTTGGTGTATTTAACAACTCAGGTGATATGGCTGTTAATTTAGGTTTCAATGGTTTTAGAAGAGGTTCTTATGACTTCTACAAAACTGATTGGAAATACTTAAATGACGTTCAAGCACATGGTGCTAACACGCCAGCAGCTGGAGAAAATAAAATTTCTGGTGTTATTATACCAGCTGGTGTATCAACTGTATACGATGAAGGTATGGGTAGAAATATCAAGAGACCTTTCTTACACGTTAGATATAGAGCTTCAGAAACTGAAGACAGAAAGATGAAATCTTGGATAACTGGTTCTGTAGGTGGAAACATCACATCTGATGAAGATGCAATGATCGTTAACTACTTATCAGAAAGATGTTTAGTGGTACAAGCTGCTAACAACTTTATGTTACTTAAGAGATAATTATTTCTCATTAAACTATCCTCTCCTTGTGAGAGGGTAGTTTATTTTATTAACAATATTATTTTATTATATCATGAAAAAAACAAAAGAAGCGGGCCCAGCCGCAACAAAAAATTGGGAATTAAAAGACAGAACATATACTTTAGTTGGAAATAGATCTCCATTGAGTTATACGATTAAATCAAGAAATATTTTTTGGTTTGATCCAGAAAGACAAATACAGAGAGAAATAAAGTATACAACTAATCAGCAGAGTCTTTTTGTTGATGAGTTTAATGGGAGTGCTAGATTGGCACACATAACATTTGAAGACGGTGTGCTAAAAGTACCAAAAGAAAATGTTTTACTACAACAACTTCTTTCACTTTACCATCCGTCGAAAGATAGAATATATGTAGAGTTTAATCCAGTACAAGAAGCTATTGATGAAGTTGAAATAATAGAACTTGAGATACAAGCTTTAAATGGAGCTAAAAGTATGGACATTGATCAAATCGAGGCTATACTTAGAGTTGAGCAAGGAAGTTCTGTAAATACTATGTCTACTAAAGAGTTAAAAAGAGACATATTGGTTATGGCAAAAAATAACCCTAAATTATTTTTAGAACTTGCTGCAGATGATAACGTTGAGCTTAGAAACTTTGGTATTAAAGCAGTTGAAGCTGGTATATTACAACTTTCTAGCGATAATAGAACGTTTACAATAGGTAAATCAAAAAGAAAAATTATGGAAGTTCCATTTGATGAACACCCATATTCTGCATTAGCAGCTTTCTTTAAAACTGATGAAGGTTTAGAGATTTACAAGAACATTAAAAAAAGATTAAAATAATTAATCACTTATAGGATGGTCATCTTATAGGTGACCATCACTATAAATAAAAAGAAATTATGAGTGTTAATATAAATACTGTTTATCAAAGGGTACAATCAATTGCAAATAAAGAGCAAAGAGGTTATGTAACACCTCTTGAATTTAATAGATTTGCAAACCAAGCTCAATTAGAAATATTTGAGCAGTATTTTTATGATTTAGATCAATACCTTAGAAGGTCAGGTAATGATACTAGATATGCAGATCCTGTTGACACTTTAGAGGAAAAAATTAGTTTATTTGAAAAGTTTAATGCTACTTTATCGTATAATGGTAGTAATGAAGTATTTACTTTACCAACAGATATATATAAAGTTAATTCACTGTGGTATAATAACACAGAAATAGAGCACGTATCAAATAAAGATATTACAAATATACTAGCAAGTAACTTAACGCTACCAACAAATAACCATCCTGTTTACACAAAAAATTATTATGGAATTGTTGTTTACGGTGGATCAACAGCATCACCTTATTATGAAAAGAAAAACTCTGATGTTAAAATGAGTTATATCATTAAGCCAGCTGTAGTTAATTGGGGCTATGTATTAGACGCTAATAATGACGCACTATACAACTCAACGGCATCTACCAACTTTGAGTTACACGCGTCAGAAGAACCTAATCTGGTTATAAAGATATTAGAATTAGCTGGTGTAGCTATGAAAGCACAAGATATTTATCAAATTGCTGATAAAGAAAATATTGAAGATATACAACAACAAAAAGCATAAATAAATGGCAGGATTATTTAAAGGAAGTCAAGAAGCATATTATACCCAGAGTGAAAATTTTACTGGAGCTGCAACAGCTGAAGGTCAAACTGGTGATTTAAAAACAACGTTTACATTAACAGCTGCCAACTGGCCTAGCTCAGGTAGACCAACGGGTAATATTGTTGTTTTTATTGAAAACGAACAAATTGATTCTCAATATTTCTCATATGATAGTGCTACATTCACACTAACATTTTCTAGCATAACAACAGAAGATGATTTACAATATGCTAACGGCGCTGTAAAATCAGGTAAAATAGTTAGAATAAAAGAAGCTGCATTTAACGAAAAATATGGTGACTATCAGTATGTTTCACTTAACGATGCTGTTAACAACTTTTTAATTGCTTACGTTGGTGAAAATAAAATAATATCAAAAGTAAAAAGAACTGATGTTTTATTTCATGCTAAAAGAGGTTTAGCTGAATTTAGCTACGATACATTAAAATCTGAAAAGTCTCAAGAAATAGAAATACCACCAAGTTTAGTAATGAGGCTGCCTCATGATTATGTTAACTACACACATTTATCTTGGAAAGATGATAATGGCATTGAAAAAATGCTGGTACCAACTAGACATACTAGTAACCCTAATGCGCTTCTTCAAAATAACGATTTTGAATATTTATTTGATGAAAATAGTGAGTTATTAAAATCCTTTGACTCAGACACTTGGAATACATACAAATCAAATAATAATGTTGATTCGGTGTATGATGATTTTAATACTGATGACGACATTGATAAATTACAAATTGGTCAAAGATATGGAATAAACGCAGAGCAAGCTAACGCTAACGGTTTCTTTTATATTGACTTAGCTAAAGGTAGAATACATTTTAGCTCAAACGTTAGTGGTAAAACAGTTATACTAAAATACATTAGTGATAGCTTAGGCACTGATAATGAAATGCAAATACATAAATTTGCTGAAGAAGCATTATATAAACACATTATATATGCAATACTATCTACTAGAACAAACACACCTGAATATATCGTTAGAAGATTTAAAAAGGAAAGGTTTGCCGCGGTAAGAAACGCAAAAATAAGATTAACAAACTTTAAGTCAGAGGAGTTAGCTCAGGTAATGAGAAACAAATCTAAATGGATTAAACATTAATAAATATGCCAGAGTTTAAGAGAAGTTTTTTAAGGTCTAAAATGAATAAAGACCTTGACGAAAGATTAATACCTAGTGGTGAATATAGAGATGCTTTAAACATCGAAATATCAACATCTGAAACAGGTGATGTTGGTGCTATAGAATCATCTAATGGTAATATTAAACCTGGACAGTTTATAAACTTAGGATATGATAATTCAGTTTGTATTGGTACGGCTACAGATACTGAAAATGATAGAATTTACTGGTTTATTGCTGGAGACACATTAGATAGAATATTTGAATATGACCTTAGAACTGATTATATATTACCTATACTTGTTGATCACAAAGCAACATCTGGCGGTATACTTAATTTCAGTGCAGATAACTATATAACAGCTGCAAATGTAATACATAGAAAAGCGTCAGATGGTACAAGTGATAATACAGAATCACTTTTGTTTTTTACTGATGATGTTAACGAACCTAAAAAAATAAATATTAATAGATTTAAAAGCCAAGAGAATTCTTTTAATTCTATGACCACTATATATGGTAGATCAGCAAAAGAAAGAGACATAACTGTTATAAAACAATATCCTTTAAACGCACCAAACATACAGTTGTTTAGAAGCTTGCGTGAAGGTAGCGTTAATTCAACATTTATAGATACCAATGGAGATGCATTTACGCTAGGAGTTGGTAATTCTGATCCTAAAGCTTATGGTACGTCTATATCTTTAACTATCAACGATGTACCTAATTACGAGGTTGGTGACAGGTTAGTATTTAAGGCAACAGATCAAAATGAAGTTTATAGTGTGCGTGCTTTTATAACTACCACGCCAACGTTAACTTCAACATCAACCAGCTTTACTGTAAAAATATTATCAACTAGTGAAAAACTTATAGCTGTAGCTAATACCGTTTGGCAGGTTGAACTAGAGGAGCAAGATGTTAAATTTGAAGACAAGTTTCCAAGGTTTGCTTATAGATGGAGATATAATGATGATGAATATTCTGCGTTTTCACCATTTACTAATATAGCATTTTTACCTGATAACGAAGATTTTGTTTACGATAACAACAAAGGCTATAATGTAAACATGGCTAATAGTGTTAGAAAGATTGTTTTAAACGGTTTAGATACGTTGCCACCAGATGCTAAAGAAGTTGACATATTATATAAGTTGTCTAATGATACTAATGTTTATTTATTCGAAACACTCAAAAACGGTGAAACTGAACTAACAATAACAAGAGAATTAATAGAAAATTTAATTGAAGAAAACCAAATATTAAGATCTTTTGACAGTGTACCTAAAAAAGCAAAAGCGCAAACTATAACGGCTAATAGACTTATGTATGGTAATTATGTGTTAGGGCACAACTTTGATCAAAAGGTAAAAATAAACAGCCGCGTAGAATCAAGTTTAGTACAAGAAAATAACCCACAAGCGTCTGTTAAGTCAATGAGAGATTATCAATTAGGCGTTGTTTATCTTGACGAGTATGGTAGACAGTCACCAGTTTTCTCATCAAGTAAAGACGCTGGTATATACATACCGCTAGAAGACGCAGATAAAAAGAATATTATTCAATCACAGATCACATCGCAACCACCTGAGTGGGCTACACACTTTAAATATTATATTAAAGATTCATCTAATGAATATAATAATTTAATAACTGATAGATATTATAATGGCGAAAAAGGAAACAACTTTTGGATAAGTGTTCCTTCGTCCGAAAGAAATAAGGTTGACATTGGAACGTATTTAGTGTTAAAGAAAAAACATGGGAGTAACGTTGCGTTTAATCCACGTGATTTTGGTGTCTCATCTGCTAAGTTTAAAATATTAGATGTAAAGAACGAGGTTCCAGATTTTATCAAAACAAAAAAGCGATTAATTGGTTCGTTAACTGCAGTTTCATTATTTCCGTCCACATTAGCTGGATATCCTAGGGCAGGGTATAGAACTTTTAGAATACCTGGGGATGTAATAGGTACAGACTCTAGTCAACTAAGAGATATAGCAACTAATTCTAACTTCATAAATCAGAATAAATATCTAAAAATTAAAAGTTCAGACTCAACACAATCAACTGATTTATACCAAATAGAAAGTATAACTAAAGTTGATGGAGATGGTTCAAACCCTCCAGTGTATAGTGGATCAAACGATTACTACGAATTTACACTAATGAAATCATTTAGTGAAGACTCTGTGTGGCTAGGAAGTTATAAGAATTACACCAATAACACTACGATAGAAATTTATGCAGAAGAAAGATCAAATGACGACTCTGAATACGTTGGTAGGTTTTTTATAAAGTTAAGAAGAGACAGTTTAATAACGGAAAGTATATTTGGGTACGCTGATGGTCAATTTAGCCCTGTTGCTGTAGCCCCATTTAAATTAATAGATTTTAAAGACACTATTTACCCAACTCAATGTGCAACTGGCGTATTGCCTTGTAGCCAAGGAGAACAGCCATCAAGTGGTCCAATATACGCTGGCGGTAGATTTGTTTTTGAGCATGATTTAGATGAAGCAGGTCAAGAGGCTAGCGGTGTTAAAGCTTTTGGTACAACTGCTTTTATATTAGGTGAAGAAACAGTATATAAAGTTGGAGATGCTGCTGTAGGCCCTGCGATAGGTAACAAAGTTTTAACACTTAGATACATAGATTATGGTATAGACGGAGTAATAGCAGATACTAAATCACCAGACACGAGTGCTTTTGCTGCAAAAAATCCAGAAACAGGAGAAAGTGAACAACTACAGGATGATGAAAACTTTCATAGAGCTCTTGCTGATAATAATAATTTATACATTAGTTTCGTGTCCGATCCTAATAATACAAAGTACAAAATTACAGCGGTTAATATCGACATGGGGCGTAATTACGCATATAATAAAAGCAATAAGTCTAGCTCTAATAGATGTATACGATATGTGATATTTTTAGAAGAGCCAATAAAAGACTGGTCACCTCTAAGTGCTACCACTGGTGGATTAAGCACAAGGCCAGGTAAGCTATCAACTTTAAATGTAGATAACCAACGAATAGCGAAAATACGTCAGCGTGAAAGTGAAACAGTGCAGTTGTGGACAAAGATCCCATCTACTGATATTTTAGACACAGCATCTCCAGCTGTTTGGGAAACTGTACCAGAACAACCTAAAGTAGATCTTGATTTATATTATGAGGCAAGCGATGCGTATCCAGTTGTTCAAGTTGGCATGAAGGTTACTGGCACTGGCATAGCATCAAACACCACCGTTTCATCTGTAACGA